TTATATCTTTCTCAGAATCTGGATCAAATCCATTTGCAATAAAATTAATTAAAGGGAGATTGACGATTAAATATTGCACTAAGTTATAAATCACATTCCTGCCTCTTTTTTAAATTCCATTCCGATCATCTCCATTAAAGCATTACGATCGGCTCTTAAATGTTTCTCCAACCATTTATTTCCAGCATTCCCTGCTTGTATAGTAAACTTTCCCCAACCGCCCATCCATTCATGCATTTTTGTTGCATAGTCAGTATTCCAAACCCAAGTAATTACTAGATCTAATCCACTATGCGATCGTGTAGGAGTTGGTTTTTCAGGTGCGCCTGATTTAATAAAAATAGAAAAAATAGCTACAAGTATATTTCCTATAAAAGTAGAAGACGAACCTCGAAGAACGCCCCATCGAATTGGAGGAGTTTTTGATTCTGCTTTACTCCCAGTATTTGCCCAAGTTAAAAATTGAATTGCTCCTTTCTCCATAGCCTTTCTAAATATCTTCGGGGACTTTTGTTGCAACCTTTTTAACGGCGCAAGTTTCATAGTCATTTTAATTTTACCTTGCATTATATATAAACCTCAATATGGCTCATCCCGAAAGAACCAACTTCAATAACTTTTTTGACTTTCCTTTTCTTCCTTGCTTCCGCTGTCACGAATCTAATCGGCGCTCCAGGATTATCGTGCAATACATCTATATCATTTTGAATAGGGATTCCTGTATATAAACGCAGTTCATCGAAAGCACCTACATAATAATTGCCACCAAAATGATATCCGCCCCATGACAAATTAGCTATATTGGAACAATCAGCTGGTAATGAACTGATATCTATTTCAGTAGCATCTTTGACCGTGTTCATATATAATAGAGCTTTATCAGTAATTCGATTTACAGCAAATATAATATGATTCCAAATAGTATCAAAAGGAGCTGTAGCAATACTAAAAACATCAGCTACTGTTATATCATCTTTTTCCAGATGCACGTATAAACGATTATTCGCTCCATAAGACATAAGGCCCAAACTATTAGATACATCTTGATATTTCGAAAATAATAATCCACTAGCTAATGGTACAGCACCTTTCATCCAAAAAGATAACCAAAAAGAACCATTACCAATTTGATCTAAAGGAGAAAGATTTCCGCAATCTATTCGTTCATCGGTTCCAGGAAGATTTATACAGCCATTAGATTTTCCTGTTGCCCAACCAGGTGCCGTTCCTTCTAATATTCCATGATTCTTATATTGCGATTCATCTAAAGCGACCAATCCTTTTCTTTCATCGCATCGCCATAACCCGATTAAATTTCTACTTGTGTCAATAGTTGTTTGAGATTGTGCAATTACCTTTCCATGTAATTTCGTTATTTCAACAAAATCTCCTTTAACGATTAATGTATTTCTTGGAAGTCCTATAAATTTTATCGGATTAAATGGTTGTCCATCCGATCCAAATTGTATTTTACTTTCATCTTCAACATATGCTTTAGACAAAAATGGTGTACCTTCAGTTTCGGTTCTAAAATTAATATCCCGACTAATAGGAGTTATTTGCACTTGATCGGTAAAATATATACTCATGCTACTTTGATCCCTTGTGCTAATAATCCACTTTCAAAAGTTGGATACATCAAGTGCAAACAATTAGGATGATAAGGAGGCGTATCAGATAACGGAGGAAATACTGGATGTCCTCCTCTAGTTGAATAAATATTTCCTTCAAAAGGAATACAAATGGCAGTAGTCGTATTATGTGAAGATATTTCAACAAGATTTGTTCCATAATTATTTGCCTGCATTAATGTCGCTTGTGAATGAGCTTGATGAAACTTTGTTCTTGCAACCATCTCAGCATAATAATGAGCTTTATATCTTTTACTCCCCGCTTGAACAAAATATTTATTCTCTACTGTATTCCATCCTGGAGATTCAAATATGGATTTAAGCAAGGTTTTTGCTTGTCTTAAATCTCCCATCTGGAAACCAGTTGCAACAGTAACATTCACTAAAGATTCATTAACAAGAGTTTGTTGAGTTGCAATAAATAAATTTCTAAGTGCCCGTCTTCCTGCCAAAGACGAAGATAAAAAAGATTCAACTGCACTATTATATAATCCAAATACAATTTGAGTACTTGCATTCGTCGCTAAAAGTTCTGTTAAACCTTTTTTACCAATATTAATAATTGATTCTGTTGCTGATATTCTTTGAGCGATTAATTTTAAGCTTCTTCTATACCTTGCTGGAATTTGTACTTTTGCCCAATCAGCAAATAAAACATTCATCTCCTTATATAGAATATTTAGTTTAACTTTTTGTATATTCCAATACCCTGTTGACATTTCCGCATTTGCCATAGATCGAATTATTAATCGATAAATATCATCTTCGACTTTTTTAAGCTTCTTGGCAAGAGGCAAGTATCGTGTTCTAAAGTCTGCTTCAAAAGCAGCGACTTCCGCTTTAGTTATTCTAGGCATCGTAATGTCCTAATAATTCTACAGTGGTATTTTCTGCAGTATACAATCCCAGACTCCCAATAATAAAATCAGGTATTTGAAGATTACCAATATTTAATTTTTCCATTCTCTTAGAAAGCTCAAATTCTTCTACTCCTGTAAACATCGCCGCACGTCTTTCATTTAATTCTTCATAATGTTCTAATAAAAATAATGCAGCTTCTATTTGTCCATTTTTAATAGAATCGTCGGTCAGACTAGACGTCAAACTTAATTGCGGCGAATTCATCAACCAGCGAAATGCTGTAATTAAGAGAGTTGTTTTACTTATCTCTCCTGGATCAGCAGAATCACTAAGATCAAACCAATCCTCAGCACTCATTCTAATTGTTAAATATGAATCCGCTTCACTAATTGTTACCCAGGAATTCTGACCGACGATTAATGACATTATTTTTTCCTCACTTATTAGGTGAACGATAATTCTGCAGTTTGATCTGTATCAGCAACTATCGCCCCGAATGCAGTCCAGTAAGTTCTTAATTCACTTAATGTTTCAATATCTCTTTCACTTAATCCAAGTTCCTGCAGATATACAGAATTCTGAATCTTATTCCCCGGCATTACCAACAGTGCCTTATTTGCAGTGATGTTCGAATTCCAGGTAAATCTCGGAGTTACATTATATTCAATTACCTGACCTGAAATACTTGAAGCCGCACCAACCTGACGTCCTCGAATTATATCCGAAGAAGTCGCTCTGAAAGCCTGCATTATACGAGCTTTCAGTAAAGGGGATGCATAAAGAATCATAGGAGCATTTGCTGAATCCCCATATCCTTTTGCCTTACAAGCATTACCGATTGTTTCATATCCACTATTAATTGTTCTAATATCTCTTTCTACAATAGGATCAGTTGTTACACCTTGCCATGTAATAAGTGCGCTTAAAGCCGCAGTTGCTAACAAGCCGTAATGAGTATCCGCCCAAAGATTATTCAATCTGGCACGAACCTGACCCATCAAATCAACAAATGCATACAATTTTCTTCCTTCAATCATTTCCCATGTGACGCCAATACCCATTCCGTATTTGGCAATTTTCACACTTGTTTTTTCTCCACTGATACCGTAGAATTTTACTTTTCCACCCTCAGGAATTAAGTCAAACGTGAAGCCAGCAGATACATCTGCAATCTCCCATTCAAGTTGGCCTTTCCGTAAAGGTATTCCCTTGAATGATTCTTGCCAGAATGTATCGAATATTGGCATAGCCTGTGTGACATTAAAAACATCTTTTGTCAGCACAGGAAGATCGCTTGATCCCGTAAAGGCTTGAATAATTTTTTCATTTTTATCCTTTATAGCAACGGACTGCATGAAGCACTGAATTGCTTTATGGAAAACAGCCGCTTGCTCTTTTCGATTTAATACAATTCCTTTCTTTTTATCCAAAGTATAATCTTCCTCTGGATTTCCACGCATGTGAAGTAAAAGATCAAATGCCCTATCTAATTTAACCATAGTTTTATTTTAATCCTCCTATACGATTATTTCAATTTTTTACTATCTCTAATTTTTTAGTTTTATTTCCTTCAACCAATACTTCATATAAAGAAAGATGATCTAATTTCAATACTTTCTTTTCTTCCATCGTTCTTAATTGTGTTTTTACTTCTTCAAGAATAACTTCTCTTATCCCTTCAAATTCAAACTCTTTATCCGAAAGACCTTCTTCATTCCAAGCCACTTTTCCATCTGGCATAGGTTTAAAACCTAAAACAGCATGTTCATCTGGTGTAAAAGTAAGCTCTTCACGAAGTTCCCTGATAATTTTAATTGTCGTTAAATCTCCTTGACCAGGAAGAAGTCCTAAAAGGGACAGTCTGTTCATTACTGATAATTTTACTCTCATTCTACGCTCCTTGTTTATTTAATCTCTATTTTACTTTATTAAGTAAATGCTTTATCGTCACAAAGTCCGATAAAATAAGGTATTCCATCAACACTAATTCTCAAAACCGCATCAAACTGTGTAACGCCACTTGCGTTAATTTCCTCAAACAAGCCATCAGTCCGACTTGTAACACCATTAATGGACATGAAATATCCACTCGTCTGAAATAAAGTTAAGCCTGTACTTCCGCCCACTGCTTGTGCTTCTATATGTATAAAACTCGTTTTTGCTCCTAGACCTGCACCATTAGGAACTCTTAATTCTACTTCTAACGGTGCATAATTTCCTGCGGAAGGAGCAGTGCTCGGAAGAATCATTTCAGCACAAAAGGCAGAAGCCAAACCTGCCACTTCTCCAGCAACACCAAAATCTGTAATTGCCTTTAAAGCATTTGCCCATCCACCGAGTGCGACTTCTGTTGCCATACTGAACAAAGCACGACCGCCTGTTGCACCTATCCCTTGCAATACAGTATGAACTTTTAAAGATTCAATATTTCCTACGACAGCAGATACCGCATATAACGATATAATAGGATCCGGAAATGCTGCTGTAATCTTCCAAGGAATTTGTGTACTTCCAAGTTGCAATCCACGCTGAACGGGATAATAATCTTTTAATACAATATCTCCTGTTGCATCTCCTGTAGCAGCAGCTACTTTTGCTTTTCCTACAAGCAATCCAAGTCCATCATCTACATTCGTAAATTCCGTTGTTGCAGAAAGCCAGAAAATAGCATCTCCGGCAACCCAAACTTCTGCTGATTTTTTAGTTACAGTTACAATTTCTGCATCTATAATTGCTGTTGACAATTGCGCAGGATCAAATGCTCCAAGCGCATTTAAAGTAGTTGCAGTTAAGTAAAATCCGAGTGTTTCTGAGTACGTACCCTGAGCTTCCATCTGCCCCGAAATTCTTGCAGCAGCTGGAATAACTCGAATTTCTTTATAAGTTTTTGAAGTTACTTCACATTCTTTAGCCATTTTTTTCTTTGACCCCCAATTCTACTAAGGCTTGTTCCTCCATCGTTACTGAGGAACTTGATTCTTCGCCTTTATTGCTTTTTCCCTTTTCCAAATCTTCTGCTTTTTCTACTCCAAAGAGTCTGGCAGTTTCGGCGAATTCTTTTTTCGAGTTTTCTATAAATTCCTTTAAACCATCATCAGAAAGATTTTCAAGTTCTTTAGGCTTAAATCTCCCTGTGATAAATGTTTTTTGTTTATCTGTAAGATCCTTCATAAAACCATCAAGTTTTCCTTGCGCTTCAGAAACATCTAATTTATGAATTGCTTCTTTGCTCTTATCCATAACCTCTTTATATTCCTTTGAAAGCTTCTCATTCTCGGCTTTCAGCTTATCATTATCTTCAAATAGTTTCCCATATATGCGATCGTTCTTAATATCTTCCAGAGTAAACAATTGCCAGGGATAAACATTAAGTTCTCTAATTGCTGATTTAATTTCATCAAAAGTCATTTTTTTCTCCTTGTTCTTTAAAGCTTGATTAAAACATTGAACCGTTCCCAATCTTAATGCTCCTGAAAAAGAAGGATTTTCAATATCACTATTCGCAAGAGCAATTCCTGATACCTTATTTATATCTCCAACTATGTTTTCATCATCAGTATAAATATCTGCCTCCATAGAACAAACATCCATATTCATTACTTTTTCTTTATCTGGAAAATGACCAATAATGATATGAGAAAGACGTCCACCAATTTCTTTTACAAATGAAGTAATTACTTCACCAACTGATTCACGTCCTTCCTGGTCATTAGTTGCTCCATGTCCAAGAAAGAATTTAGTTCCTTCTTCAATCTTTTCCGCTATTCTCCTGATCACTGCCCTCGGCCATTTCAGAATCTGTTTCCCCTCGCCCAGAACTTTCGGTTGACTCTTCCCCTCGTGAGCTAATGTATAAGCCTGTAGGACTCCTTTTCCCTTTAAAGCTTTTAGCTTCTCCTCCGGAATTGATTTTTTTAGTTCTTCGGGACTTAGGTTTAGCTCCAAGGCTTGAATAAGTATCTTCATCAGCCATCCCCTTTAAAAACAAATCTTCAAGATATTTTGTTAATAAATTAATAGTTTCCTTATACTTCACTAAGGACGCATGCATCTTAATTACACCATTATGAGCAAACGGTGGATTATCTTTTTTTACCACCTCTAAATAATTAACCTCAATTATCACATCATTTTTTAATCTAAAGATTTTTGCATATATCCGTTTCCCTTCAGGAGTCGAAACCTTTAGAGCACGTGCATATCTTGAAGCCATTATAATTCTCCTAGATCCTCATCTTCTTCTTTTAGTTCTTTATTTTCTTCTTTTAGTTCATCAATTTCTTCTTTTAATTCATCAATTTCTTCTTGCATCACTTTAATAGTAGAAGCAATTTCTTCCTCACATTTCTTTTTAAATTTTTCATTTTCTATTTTCAATTTTTTATTTTCTTTAAGATACTTTTTGTTTACTTCAGTAAGACGTTTATATTCCTTTACAGTTTTTTCATTTTCTTCTTGAAGAGCTTGAACTTCAGTAAGAAGTTCTCGCTGTCGCTGTTCATTTTCTTCTTCCTTTTGTTTAGTTCCAAACTCAATTTCTTTTGGCTTGTCAAGAAGTTTTTTATACTTCTCAGGATCTTTTTGAATCAAATAATCTTGAACCGTTACTACTTTACTCATTCTCTTCCTCCGTTATAATGTTATTTCCTAAAGACATAATCTTTTCTTCTGCTTTTTTATCTTCTTGTTCAATTGCTCTTTTTGTTTTTAAAGGATCAATTCCAGGAAGCATATTCCGATAATCATCAATGGAAATTGCTTGATCCATATATGCAAGCTGAAGACCTTTCACCCTATTTAAGAATTCATTAAAATCAATTAATGGTAAACGAACTTCAAAATCATAATTCAATTTTGAAATTTCTTCACCACCAGCATCGATATACAATTCTTGTCCTTTTATGATCATATTATAAAGTGAACTTTCCCAGAATTGACGTTCTACAATTGTTGCATTTTTTATTAATTCATACAGCGATTCAGCAGTAGCTCTATTACTCATTAAATCTACGTATCCCAACCAATGAACTGGAACGCCAGTTGTTGAAGAAATAGTTTTTATTGTTGCAGCTAATTCAGCAGCAAGATTTTCATGCGCTCCTGTTTGTGGAGTTTCATATTTAAACTTTGCTTTACCAATAAAAGCTTCACCAATTTTCCATTTCATTAAGCTAAGCTTACTACTTAATGACTTTGCTTCAGCTGCTGAATCAACTTCCCATGTAGGAGTTATCCTCGCAAATATGTGATTATTACGACGCATATCTTTTATTGCACGATCATAGTTTTCCATGTCCGTAAGAACCACGCCGGTTTTTGTGCAAGGTCCTTCCGTATTACCATCATCGCCGCCAGTTCGAATATAAATAAAATTTCTAAAATTTGCTGATTCATATCCAAGTTCTTTTTTAATTACAATATCAATAACTTCATCTTTTAAACGTGGATTCTTAAATACTGGTTTAAAGGGTTCCTTTATAGTATATGGAAATCTAATTGCTCTCACAAAAAGAGACTTATCAAGCCATTCAGAAACCTGAAGAACAAATAATGCTTGCCCACACATTTCAGAACCTTTTACAGCATTAATAAAGTTCGGTCCTTGCAACAAATTTCGTAAAAGAAATTTCTCTATCCAATCCGAAGTTAAATCATCTTCACAGCTAATAGAAATACCCTCACCAGCAATAAATGCTGTTCGAAGATCAATAACTGTTCTAACTTGTTGATTACCAAAAGAAGATAAAGCATTATATTTTCTATACGTTTCCGATACTTGTGATTCATAAGTATTAAATGCGTTAGTCGTCCCTGGAACAGAAACATTAAAACGAACTCCCGTCAACAAAGACTCGATCATTACATAGTCTTTGGCGCCTTCAGGAGTAACTCCCTGAATCTTTATTGTTCGAGTAATTGGTTTTTTCTTTCGTTTAAATAAAAACATGCTTATTAAACATCAGTCTCAATTCCGAATATACTTAGTGTCCCTTCCAAAATAGCTGCATCACTATGTATGCACATATTCCATCCTGCTGTCATTTTAATAGGCCAACATGGAGAAAAAGGAATAGAAGGAAAAACTAATGTAGTTGCACCAATTTTCATTTTCCCTATAGTTTTTTGAACTACATTAGAAGCATTCCTAATACATCCTTTCACAGTACCAATTGCTCCTCCATTCGTACTTGTTCCAGCTGAAACTAAATGAAATATTTTATTTACGGGAACTGTATAAACTATTACATCTTCATTAATTGCTGAATCCTCCAAAAGTATTTGCGTTCCAAGTTCATGAAATTGCATTTTATCCTCCCCAAATATTATGAGTTAATGTCTCGAGTGTTCCTCCACCAAATTTTCTATCATAATAGCATAGTACAAGTCCATCTGCACGATCAGGAGAATTATGAATAGCAGTTGAGTGTTTGTTAAAATCATCCTTTGATTCTATTTTCATAACTTCATATCCCCGTCGTCCAGAAATATATAAATATTTTCTTTGAATTAATTGATTACGTAATTCTTCATCTATAGGTATATCTGCTTGTTCCAAACAATCACGTAATTGAAAATACATTTCAGTTGCACAATCTTCATAATGTTCTACATCAAGAGGCTTTCCACCAAAATTAACACGATTAACCAGCCATCCATCCTGTTCTAAAAAATCCGCAACTCCTTTTCCCAAATCTCCATTATCTATGTTTATTAAAACATTTTTATCAACAGTGAATGCTTTTAAATGTCTTATTGTTTTCGGTTGATCTTGATATCTACTGAAGTATTTATCTATTATCTTTAATCCATGACGTTTGTAAAAAACTATTTCATCTCCACCTTGATGTGCTATATCGGCTCCTACTGCAATATCCCCACTTAATTGTGAAATAACATTTTTTCTTGCAATATCAACAAGTTCAGGTGGACAAACATAAAGATCACCAGCAGCACGTAATTCACCTTCCCAAATATGACGTGCTTCTTCTTCATTCCTGTTATAATCAGCTTCCTTTTCCATTACCATAGAATTGGTGAACCATGGATTATCCCGCCAATTTAGCCAAAGAACTATTGCATTAGGATCATCATTAAGAATATAATCAATATAAACAGGATCTGTTTCATATCGTGGATTAAAATCCCACCACATAACAGAACCATCTTTTCTAATTGTCGGTCGTAAAATATTAATTGAACGACGTGATATTGTTTGAGCTTCAGCTACCCAAACATCATCAGCTCCTTCAAGAGACTTAATGTTGTCTGCATTAAAATCACGCAATCCATGAAAAATGAATTTCGTTCCATTAATACCTTTTATTTCTGTATTATATATCTTATAAAAAAATCCAAATCCAATAGAATTAATTGTATCTTCAAGAAGTTTTTTTACTGAATGTTGAATTGTTTTTTGAACTTCACGAATACAAGGAATGAATCGTGGTCTTGTCATTCCCTTTATAAGAAGTATTCTGGCAATACTCCATGATGCGCCTTTCCCTCTTCCACCGACTATTATCCTATGTCGTTTATTTGAATGGACAAGAGTATCTTGAACTTTTCCTATAATCTCAACTGTCTTTGTCATTAGAATGTCGACCCGCCAATTCAATAGTTATATTCGGATTAACAAAGTCCCTATCCATTTCCTTACTTCCCCATTTTTTTGGATTAAGTCGCTCTAATTTCCATTGAATAGCTGAAGAATTTCCTCTGTCAACAGCTATGTCCATAGCATCTTCTAATCTATCTAAAAGTTCCTTTTCACTTATAGCTTTATAAGCTTCAATTTTTAATTTAAATACTTTATCATTTTCTAATTGTTCTATTTCCTCCTCCGAACATCCAGCGACTAAACTAGCCTTGTACAATTCCATTCCCAGTTTAATCAATCTGAGAATATGCTCTTTCCTTTCTTTCAATTGCATCTTAAAATCCTATTTCCAGTCTACTTGAAGTATACTATTTATCCAGACGACATACAATAGTATATAATATATAAATAAACTTAAATACTATTATAGTATTAAAGCATAAAAAAAAGCCCTGAACCAATCAAGGCTCAGGGCTTTCTTCTATTCTCATTTCTACTGTACGCTTCTTAAACTTCCTGATGCATTATTTAAACACCTGATAGTAGATTGAACATCAGATACTTTATTGTTCAACTTACCGAAGATCTTGACTTGACTGATAATTATGTCAATCTTTAAAACCAATTTATTTCTTTCAGCAATTTGTTCTTCATTCATTTTAATCTCCTTAAAATTATTTAAGCTTTAAAAGCTTTAAATGAAAGCAGGAAGTTAAGTTTTTCCGTTTGGACATATCATCATAACGGTTCTAAATTATTGTCGCTAACTTCCTGCTTTCATTTAAAGCCCTGAACCAATTAAGGTTCAAGGCTTTTCAATTTAAACTGAAATAAAACGATCGTAGAAAACATTAGCAACTTCTTCTTGAACTTCAGGATTGTCAAACATACTATTGAAATGTTTTCTTATTTCACCAAAGCTGTATTCAAATCCTGCATCATCCAATCGTTGCCAAACATCAGCTACGATTTTACGCATAAATATACGCCGATTTTGAATCATTCCTTCTGCCATCATTTACCATCCTTTAACTGGAACGTGCCATCCTTGATAAACCTGAAAAGTTCTTCCATAGTGAATTCAGGTCCGCCAAAAGGTTCTGCTTTTTCTTGAAAAGTAACAAAAGGACCACCATCTTCATCGGTTTCAGTAGCATTCTGAACATCAGATAAAAACAATTCAGTTCCCTTTTCAATAATACCGTTATGCCTTTTAGGTTCTTCAACAACCCATTTTGGAGAAGGATCATCCTTATACGGAACAGCAATCCCGTCAAAGAAATCTTCATCAGGCCAGCTTAACCAAAGCTTTTTTGTCACTATCATATAGTATCTCCATTAAAAAAGGCGGGTCGTTAAACCCGCCTTTCATTAAAACTTGTAGAAGCTTAAACGATTTCTACATCGTCAACTTCTACGGGACGATATCCAGTCCATCCTACAGGCGCTCCTGCTCCCCTACCCATTACGGTATAAGTATCAGAGGGCTTGTCATAATGAACCCAAATCCTTTTGGCAGGTTCCGTTTTCTTTATCAGGTTGCGAACGATTTTACGCATTTCACCTTGACCCATGCCATAATCCTGATAAAGCCTTAAACCCTTCACTTCAGTGTTCGCAGTGAACAAATCCTTGAAGGTATCCATAACGGAACTTCCGCCGCCTCCGCCTCTTTGTCCGGGAGTAACCAAAGCTATTTCAGCTTCCAGTCCATGATCCTCTTGTTCAGTTACGAACTCAAGAATAGCCAGTAAGGCCGCTTTCTTAGCAACCTTCTTCTTTTTGTTTGCGGCTTTCTTCTCGGCCTTTTTAATTGCCTTTAGCTTTTCAGCTTTTTCAGCCTCTGTAAGAGGTATTTCCCTTAACCTTTCCCGATTTTTTCTCGCCATAATTTTCTCCTGGACGATTTAATGGAGTATACGATAAAAGTACAACTAACAGCTAAACAATTTAGCTTGTCATTATACCGTCGTATCAGTGGAGAGTGAATACAGGGGACGCCAATTTCTTGGCGACCCGAAAAATTAAGCAGCAAATCTCTTGAACGTAAAGCCAACAACATGAGTATCATTTACGATACGAAAAAGCAATTGGCCTTCTCTCTTCATACTTGTTAAAGAACTTTTCACTTCTTTAACAGTCACATTTTTTCCAGCTGAAATGCTAGCTTTCCTTGCATATTCAACTAAACGATAATTGTGACTACGATTCAAGATTTTACGAATTGATTTCCTTTTTGAAGTCTTCATACTGTATCTCCTTAACTAAACAAAAGTTTTTATAGGGTAAATTACAAAAGTAATTTTTTGTCCCCTATATTCACTCTCCAACTTACTCATAACGGCCACTCCAGCTCAGTGCAGCCTCGCTCGGTCCTATCACCTTGACAACCAGAACCTTTTCAGGTATCGGCTTGCCTTCCCGTTATCCCTCAGTTTTCCCTTCGCTGGTGCCTTGTCCATCCAGCCTTACAATCCAGCCTCCGGACTTGGTTTTTTCTGTTGTTTGCGTTCATAGGCAAACTACTTATATACATGTAAGAATGGGACCACACTAATAAAAATAATAAAAAAATTACGCTTAATCTGAGCTCAAATTAGCAATTTTTTAACACATTTTAACCTATTTCAACTCTATAATAGAAAAATATTGAAAATTGATCATTATGACGCATTCGTCAAGAAATCAATGAAAAAGTGAATCATTATGACGGAAATGTTATACAATACTACACTATTTGCTATATCGTTATGACCCACCCACTTTTACAAAAGGAATAGACACCCTATAAGGGGATAAACAAGGGCGGATAGGTGATATTATAAATC